TTTGCGAATCCTTTCCTTGTTTGTTTATACTTATTTATAACATATTTAAAAAAGCTTGTCAATAGAAAACAAGTAATAATTTTTAAATTTGTTAGTTGTTTGCAAGTGTTGAGAGTGTTGTGAGTGTTGAGAGTGTTGAGGGCGTTTACGCATTAATTTTACTTTTTACATTTTACTCTTTACTATTTACTATTGACTTAATCAAATAGTATTTATTATAGAATCGAGATTCGGAAAATTTACTTTACTTCTTTACTTTACGAAAAAGTAAAAGTAAACAGTAAAAGTAAAATGTTCAAATGGCAATATAGAAAAAAACCCCCGTCCAAATCGTCCAAATTTACAACATCTACAAAAAGCTTATAAAAAGTGATGACCTTTTCGGGTTATGTTGACAAGTAAACAACTTTTTAACGCTGACCAACGCCCGTCCAAACCGTCCATGTTGACCAACGGCCGTCAACGCTGCCAACGCTCCAAACAATTAACAACAATTAACAACTGTTTGAGTTGTTGCCGGTGTTGTTGTCGTTGTTAACGTTAAGGGGGGTACCCCCCCTATCAGCGGGTTGGGGTACTTCAACGCTCCAAAATTGCAAACGGCTCAAAAAGTTTTAGTTGTTTACAACCCCGCATAAAACACTTGACAACAACCAACAGAGCTGATATAACTGAAAGCGTTAATAACAATTAGTTCGAGGAGAAGAATATGACAGCATACGGTACAAGGAGGTGCTATAATGTCCATATTTAAAGCATTAACAACGTTAGCAACAACACCAATTCGTTGTTTGGGTGAAGTTGGTAAGGACTTATCAACTCTTACCGATCCGAGAAAAGATGAGAGCGACGGTATATTGTCCATGGCGACTCTTGGTGTATCTTCTGTCGTCAAAGGTGTTGTAAAATCAATAAAAAAAGCGGGAGAAGAGTTGGATGAATAAATTAAGCCGGATATTTGCTCCCCTTCAGTTAATAGCAAGCGATTATTTTAGTTGTTTGCGTGAAGGCGATAAGCCGATGTCGCAAGTTGCGGACATTCAAACTCCAGAAAGCCGCGATTGGTATTTGAAACGTGCCGAGGAAAAGAGAAAAAGAAAAGCTAAAAAATTAAAAGAGGTGTTAAATGTCGATTAAAATATCAGAAAACACTAAAAACAACCAATGGGTGTATTTAATCAAGTCCCCGGATGGCGAGGTTGTCTATATCGGTGCATCACGCTTAAAAGACGCCATCACTTTCAACGCTTTTAACTTCCGACCGGAGTTTGACCCGTCCGCGGACTACGAGTTAGAGCTGCTTGAGAGCTACAACAACCGCTATGAAGCCACCAGAGCACAGCAAGCGTACATGACGCTATATGGTGTGCCTGTATTCAACCGTGCATGCAAACGAGTTGTCCGGTGCATAACGACTGGCGAGGTCTTCAATACGGCTGTCGAGGCCTGCCGGAGGTATGGGATAGAGCAAAGCAATATGACGCATCACATGGCTGGGCATTTAGGCTTTAAGAGCCTGAAGGGGTTGGAGTTTAAATACGAGGTGCGAGAATGACCGATAACACTACGTACGCTTACACCTCTATAAACTTATGCGAGGAAACTGCAAATGATATATTCTTGTATGTCGTTCGTAACAAATCCGGTGGTGTTGAGTTTATGGGGTGCGGAACGATGCCTGAGATTGTCAGCATGCGTGCCATTAAAAACAATAAATTTTTTAACCCGTCCGCTGTGTACGAGTATTGTATCTTATATAACCAACACTTCAAACGGCGTATAGATGCCCTTAACGCTCTCGGTACCGCTATACGCGCTATACACGGCGGAACACCGAGAATGAATTTATATTCTCGTGACTACAACAACGACAAACGTATCGTGTGTCTGCAAACGGGCGAGATATTTACCAGTGCCGCAGAGATTTGCCGCAAATACGAGATTAATCCGGGGCAGTTGAGCGATCATCTCAGAGGTGCTCACGGACGCAAAACCGTTAAAGGTATGACGTTTGTTTATGAGTATAAAGTCCGTAAAATGCAAGACCTTTACAACCTGCTAAAATACTGGACGCCGCAAATGTATAATGTAGCCCCTGTCAACTGGGAGCCGCATAACACCGGTTTGACCGAGGATATGGTAGCTTATTGTTACGGAGAGTATTACAAACAAGACCTGTGCGTGCATTGGTTGGATACCAAACGCAATCGTGATGGGCTTGAGGTTATCACCCCCAATACGCAACCGACACCGCCACCCGTCCAGCTCCCAGAGGTAGAGAGAATATATCTTGACAGTTTAAACAGTTAATTCTTATTATTATAGCGGAGAGATATTTATGAACGCATATCCGACAAGAGCTTACGACCTACTAGACGATAACGAGCGGAAAGCGGTTGAAGAGTATGTTCAATATGTTGTAACAGAGCAGAAACGTAAAAATCAACGTATTGACTTAGCTCTCAACTTACCTATACCCTCAGAGTACATTAAACGCTCAAGAGGTGCTTTGTTGCGACCAGTGCCCCGTGCGGCTTTGGCTGAGCGCATTATTGAAGAGAGTGTATCATCAGACATATCGCCCGACAGAGTAATAAAAGAGTTGGCTAAAATTGCTTTTAGCGACGTAACGGACTTTTTATACACAGGTCCGTACGGTAGTGTCGACATGAAACAACTTAAAGACATACCACCTGACAAATCTGGTGCTATTAAGTCGGTAGAAACTAAAATCGGACAGGCAAGTACCAGTTCTAAGATAACAATGCACGACAAACTTCCAGCGCTCAAAGCTCTCTCGGAGATGATGGGGCTTACAGCGCCTGAGAACGGCCCTGTGCTCGGTGAGTACGTAAAACAAGAGATACGCAAGGCCGCCAAAGAGCAAATAGAAGCGCCGGAGGCCGAGTATGTTGAACTTTTAGAGCATGTTGAAAAGGTTGAAAGCTAATGGGGCAATTAACGTTAACAGCTTGGAACGAGCGCCAAACTGACAACACTATACACCCTTGGCGACCCCATCCGCTTGGTGCTGATGAGTGGCCGCCGAATTATCCCGCTGTCTATCGTTGGCGGTCTAAAGTCCTCAAACAGCTTATATCTGACAGCAAGGTGCTTAAAGCTGCTAAAATCTATTATTCGACACATCCGGCTGAGTTCATTATGGACTGGATGGACACTTACGACCCGCGCAAATCACCTACCAACGCTAATCCGGCTCTCAGAGGTGAGAAGTGGATGCCGTTCGTGTTCTTTAAACGGCAAAAAGATGTAATTGACTTCTTTGAGTCGTGTTCGCATGACCAAACAAGCGGGTTGGTTGAAAAATGCCGTGACTTCGGTTTAACTTGGCTTGCGTGCGGATATTCTGTATGGCGGTGGCTGTTTATCAAAAATGACGCTATCGGTTGGGGTAGCCGTAAAGAAACGCTTGTTGATAAACCCGGCGACCCTGACAGTATTTTTGAGAAAATCCGCCTAATGCTCAAACGTCTGCCGCGTATTTGGTTGCCGGCAGGGTTTAGCTGGGGGCGCAATTCAACTTATATGAAACTCTTAAATCCTGAGAACGGTGCAATCATTGCCGGTGAAGCCGGCGACAATATCGGTCGTGGTGGTAGAAGGAGCTGTTACTTTTTGGACGAAGCAGCGCATTTGGAACGCCCTGAGAAAGTTGAGGCTGCTTTGGGCGATAACACCAACGTCCGAATTGATATTTCATCGGTTAATGGCGTTGGTAACGTTTTCCACAGACGCAGAGAGAACGGCGTTATTTGGTCGCCTGAGATTACCAGTTATCCATTCGGTTTTGTTCGGGTTTTTGTGGCCGACTGGCGCGACCATCCGCTTAAAACGCAAGAATGGTACGATGCCCGTAAAGCTCGTTATGAACGCGAAGGTATGGCGCATATTTTCGCACAAGAGGTTGACCGTAACTATGCCGCAGCCGTCAGCAACACCGTGATACCTTATCAATGGGTTGAAGCATCGATAGACGCTCACATCAAGTTGCCGTGGTTTGCTGAGGCTCTCGAGGCTCATAAAGACGATTGGTATGCGGGGCTCGATGTGGCTGACGAGGGTAATGACCGCAACGCTCTAACACTTCGGCAGTGGGTTATCTGGCGCGAGGTGCAAGAATGGGGTGAACGCGACCCAGGTATTAGCGCGCGTAAAGCCGTCCTAGCGTGTAGAGAGCATAAAGGTCATATTTGTTGCCAGTACGACTGCATAGGTGTTGGTTCTGGCGTGAAAACCGAGTATAACCGCCTTACAACAGACGAAGGAGTTATCAGCGCGCACGAGATACCGTTTATTCCATGGAACGCAGGTGCTAGTGTTTTGAACCCTTTTGATAGAATTATCCCTGACGACAATGAAAGCTTGCAAAATAAAGATTTTTTTGATAACTTAAAAGCACAAGCTTGGTGGTCCATACGTACAAGGTTTTATAAAACGTTTAAAGCGGTAACCGAAGGTGTAAAATATAATCCCGATGAACTTATATCAATAGATAGCCGCATAACGCTTTTAGAGCAATTGAAGAAAGAGCTTATACAACCGACGGTCGGTCATAGTTCAAGACTTAAATTGCTTATCGAGAAAAAACCGGACGGTATGCGTTCACCTAACTTGGCGGATAGCGGGGTTATGGCTTTCTTCCCGGTAACTGATGGGTCGACAACAATTTTAACTGGTTCTTATGGTTTTTGATATGACAAAGAAAAATTTATTAAAACGTTCAGCGGATATTGAAACAATGATGCCTTACTGGGACAAAGTTTCGGATATTTTAGACGGTAAAGAAGCGATTAAAGCTGGCGGTGTTAAATATTTACCTAAATTTCCCGATGAAGAAGTAAGTGATTATGAATTTCGTTTGACAGTTGCCAAGTTTACTAACATTTACAGAGATGTTGTTGAAGGTTTAGCTACTAAACCGTTTCAAACTGAAATAGGGTTGTTAGGTGGTGACAAAAGACCGCAAGAACTTAAAGATTTTGCCGAAGATGTTGACGGGTTTGGAAGTAATTTAACTACTTTTGCCGCTTTAACATTTTTCAACGCTATCAATTACGGTATTGATTGGATATTTGTTGATTATCCAACCGTCCAAAATCCCGATACTGTTACCATCGCGGAAGCCAAACAAAGAAATTTAAAACCGTTTTGGGTTCATATTCTAGGCAAAAACGTGCTTGAAGTTCAAACTCGTATGCAAGGCTCAAAACAGATTATAACGTATTTTCGTTGTCAAGAACCAGGATACGGTGACGAACCGATGCATGTTCGTGAGTTTGTTGAAACAGAGGACGGTGTTATATGGACGTTGTATGTTAAAACTAAAAACGAGATGAATGAAGATGAGTTTGTCGTTGTTGACCAAGGTAAACTGTCTATAAACTTTATTCCGATTGTACCGTTTATAACCGGTCGTCGAGATGGTAAAAGCTTTAAGATTTATCCACCAATGGCAGATGCTGCTGATTTACAAATTACATTATATCAGAATGAATCGGCTCTTGAGTACATTAAAGTTTTAGCTTGTTATCCCATGTTGGCCACGGATGGAACAAAAGTTCCCAAAGGCCCCGATAATAAACCGTTAAAGTTACGCACTGGTCCAAATACTGTTATGTACGGTGTTGAAAAAGCTAATGGTGACGGTGGAACATGGCAATATGTCGAACCGCAAGCTAACAGTCTTGAGTTTTTGCAGAAAAACATTGATAAGACGAAAAACGATTTGCGAGAGTTGGGTCGTCAACCGCTTACAGCTTTGTCAACGCAGTTAACAACCGTAACCACATCCATTGCTGCCGGTAAAGCGAAGTCCGCGGTAACAGCTTGGGCTTACGGGCTTAAAGATGCTCTTGAGAACGCTTTGTTGATAACAATGAAGTGGATGGGTATTGATTATCAACCTCAAGTCGAAGTTTACACAGGTTTCGATAATGTAACCGATGACGGTAGCGATGTTGAAGAATTAGGAAAAGCCAGAGAACGTGGAGATATTTCTCTTGAAAGTTATTGGGACGAATTAAAACGTCGTAAAATTCTTTCTCCTGAGTTTGATGTGGAAGTAGAAAGAAAACGGCTTTTAGATGATATTCCGGCAGAAACTGCGCCGGACGTTGAATCCGAAAATGAAGCAAACGATAATCTTAACCAAGATAAAGAGGAATTAAATGAGTAATTGGAAATTAGATGAAAACGGCAATATCGTTATGAGAGATGGTAACCCGGTTTGTGTTAATACAAACGGCGATGAACAGACTGTTTCTGTTGAGACCATTTCTCGTCTTAACAACGAAGCCAAAACTCACAGAGAGGCTAAAGAAGCCGCTCTTGAAAAACTTAAAGCGTTTGAAGGATTGGACGCGGTTAAGGCTCGTGAGGCTTTGGATACGGTTGCTAAGCTTGATGCTAATAAGTTAATTGACGCTGGTAAGGTGGATGAAGTTAAATCTCAGATCACCGCTCAGTTACAAGGTCAAATTGATGAGAAAAGCAAGGCTTTGAGCGATTTACAGGTTAAATACGATAATATGATTATCAATAATCTGTTTGCTAATTCTGAGTTTATTCGCAACAACGTAGCTGTCCCAAGAGATATGTTTGAAGCTAAATTCCGTAACAATTTTAAAGTTGAAAACGGTCAGGTTGTTGTTTACGGTAACGACGGAAATCGTCTATATAGCAAAGACCATGCCGGAGAGTATGCAACACCGGAAGAAGGTTTGCGTATTTTAGCCGAGGCACATCCGAACCGCGATACTATTTTAAGAGCAAATACAGGTAGTGGTACGGGTTCAAACGGTGCGTCCGGTGCGTCCGGTGGTTCTCGATATATGAAACGTTCTGATTTCGAGAAGCTTTCGCCCGCTCAGCAATTAGAATATGCCCAGAAAATGAGAAACGGTGAAATTACCTTGACAGATTAATTTTAACTTGGTAAAGTATAATTGCTTTATTAAGGATTTAACGAAGCGCACTTAGGTTGGATGACCTGTATCAATCAATCGGTGCGCTTTTTTACGCACCAAGATAAATTTAATGACAATTTAAGAGGTGCTTAATTATGGCAAATATTTTGACCCCCTTCATTCCTGACCTTTATCAGGCTTTGGATGAAGTTTCTCGTGAGCTTGTAGGTTTCGTTCCTTCGGTAGCTCGCAACTCTTCTGCCGCTCGTGCCGCAGTTGGAGAAAATGTAATCGTTCCTATTAGTACAGCTTTGAAATCTAAAGATTGTTCTCCGGCAATGCAGGTTCCTGAACCGGATGAGTTTTCTTTGGATAATGTTGCAATTACCATTAACAAATCTAAAAACGTTTCTTTCGGCTTAAACGGTGAAGAATATCAAGGTTTGAACAACGGTGTTGGAGCAAATCAGATTCTCGCTGAAAACTTCAAACAGGCAATTCGTACCTTGGTTAACGAAATGGAAATCGACGTAGCTAAAGAAGCTGCTCTCGGTGCATCTCGTGCTTATGGTACCGCTGGTACTGCACCGTTCGCGAGCGATTTGAAAGATGCTGCTCACATTAAGAAAATCTTGGATGACAACGGCGCTCCGACTGTTGGTCGTTCTTTGATTATCGACACTAACGCTGGTGTTAACCTTCGTGGTCTTACTCAGTTGACCAACGCTGGTGATGCTGGTACGACCATGACTCTTCGTCAGGGTGAACTGTTGCCGTTGTTCGGTTTGTCTATCAAAGAATCTGCTGGTATTCAGAGTGTTGCTCAGTCTGCCATCGCAGGCGTCACACTGAACGCCGCGGAAGCTGGCGCTACCGAGCTGACGATAAAAGCGGCTACTTCCGGTTCTTTGAAAGCTGGTGATGTTATTACCATTGCTGGTGATGACAACAAATATGTTGTTGCTGAAGCTAACAGTGCTTTGGCGGCTTCCGGTAAGATTAAAATCGCTAAACCTGGTCTGCGTGTAGCTGCTGCTGATAGCGCATCTGTAACAGTTGTTGCATCGTCTGTTCGTAACGTTGCTTTCACTCAGAACGCTATTCAGCTCGTTACCCGTGCGCCGGCTCTTCCGGGTGGTAGAGATTCTGCCGTTGACAGCTATATGTTGACGGACGCTCGTTCCGGCATGTCTTTCGAAGTTCGTGTTTATAACGGCTATCGCAAGATGCGTGCGGAAGTTGCTGCGGCTTGGGGTGTTAAAGCCATTAAGCCTGAGCATATTGCTGCCTTGCTTGGTTAAGGTAACAGGGAGGGTGTTGTACCGCCCTCCCACTTTTTTCATTTTTTACTTGGAGAAGTTTTATGAGCGAAATTTTACCGACCATCAAAGTTAAACATAAAAAGTATGGTATCGAAATGGTAATCAACGAAAAAGATTTCGATAAAGAAGTTCACGAATTGATGGATAAGAAAGCTAAAGCAGCTTCTAAAGCTGAAGAAGAAGCTAAAAAAAAGAAAGCCGAAGAAGAAGAAGCCGCTAAATTGAAAGCCCTTATGGGAGAAAAATGATGTTTTACGGTAACGTTGACGATTTCAAAGAATATTTTACATTAAGAGGTAAAGAGATACCCGAAGATTGGGACGATTCAAAGATTGAATCAGCGTTACTCGTTTCTTCCGAATGGCTTGATAATCAATTTGAAAATTCTTGGATTGGTTATAAGGTTGAATTTGACCAAGAGAGAAGTTGGCCACGGCAGTCTGCTGTTGTTCAATCTTTTCCTTATTATGTTTACGATAACACCGAAATACCTGAACAAGTCGCAAAAGCGACTTATGAAGCAGCTTTTAGAGAACTTACAAAACAAGGTTCTTTACAGGTTGATTTCACTCCGAACAAATATAAATCCGTGTCCGTAGATGGTGCTATTTCGGTTGAATACAACAGTATTTCTTATGCGTCTGACGCGCAGATAGAGATACCTATTATTCAAAATTTGATGTCGATTTTAATGGATGAAACAAAATCCGGTGCGTTTAGCCCTATATCTGGGAAAGTGAGTAGGGTATGAGCATTTATGATGATTTGCAAACTGTTACTTCTGAGATAATGACCGAGTTCAAACAAGGTTTAATCCAGCTTGTCCAGTTTGTTTATCCGGAAGATTCAACTCCAGACAATCCTGGAGAACCAGAGGAAGTTTTAACTGAACTCGACGGAACCGTCAAAGGTGTGAGTTATAAATATCTGAAAGACAGTTTTATAACAACATCGGACAAAGAGGTAACAACAGCTGTTGTAAACGACATTATTCCGTCCGAAAATGATTTTATCGAAATAGATGGTGTTAGATATAAAATATTACAGTTCCAACCTTTGCCGAGTGCTGGGACTGCTTGTGCGTGGAAGTTTATAGTACGCAAAGGGGGTTAATATGGCAACAACCCTTGAACAACTTTATCTTTTGCAAATTCCTGAAGTTCAGAACATTTTTATCAGCGCAATGGAGAACATTGTTGACCGCGCTGTTATTGAGGATATGGTTGAAGCCATCGAGAATAACGATATTGAAGCTCTTTATCAAGCGAGTGGTTTTACACCGGCTTTATTAAATCCGATAATAAAGAAAATCGAAGATATATACGAAGAAACGGCCAGCATAACAGTAGGCTCGTGGCCAAAACGGCTTAATGCTGTTTTCAACATTCGTAATGAGAGAGTTGAAAACGATTTGAGAGATTTTTCGAGTAATTTTATTACAAATATAACTGACGAAGCAAAAGAGGTTGTTAGATTTCAGTTAGCTGAGGGTATGGCAAGAGGTGATAACCCTAGGGAAACAGCTTTGAATATCGTTGGTAGAGTTAATCCGACAACAAAGAAAAGGGAGGGTGGTGTTATAGGATTATCATCCAATCAAGTCAAATGGGTTGCCAACGCTCGGAAATATTTAGAAAATTTAGATGAAAAATATTTCACCCTCGGTTTGAGAGATAAACGTTTCGATTCGATAGTTCGTAAAGCTATCGAAAGCGGTAAGAAGTTAACTAAAGATGAAGTCAGCAAACTCATAACCGCTTATGAGAAAAAAGCTCTTAAATATCGCGGAGATGCTATCGCACGTACTGAAACCATGCAGGCCATAAATCGCGGTGAATATGCTTCAATAAGACAAGGAATTGAAGAAGGATATATAAAAGAAAATCAAGTCCGTAAATGGTGGGACGATACCGGCGATGGACGTACTCGTTTAACCCACGTAGGTTTAGGTAATAAATACAGTAAGAAAAATATGATAGGGTTTAACGAACCTTTTGTTTCCGTATCCGGTTCTCAACTGCTTTATCCTGGCGACAAATCACTTGGTGCTAGTCTTCGTGAGATAGTGCATTGTCGTTGTAAAGCGCAATATAAAATCGACTTTTTAGCGGAGTATGTATAATGGCTGATAGTTTCGATGTTGTAATAGATAGAGTTGTTGCTGACACCAAGGAAAAAATGCTTGCTGTTGTTAAAAACAGTATTCAAGAAGTTGTTGAACAAGCTCAAACACCGCTTGCTAAAGGTGGTAAAATGCACGTCGATACAGGATTTCTTAGGTCATCTGGTCAAGCTCAGTTAAATCAATTACCGGTGGGACAAACAGAAGGTCGTGATAGGGCTGAAGGTGAAATGGGTGTTTTACCAGAATATGCTATACCAGACAATGCGGATTATATTTTACCGACACTTGCTAAAATGAAAATTGGCGATACGTTTTATTTCGGTTGGACAGCGAGATATGCTCAGATTAGAGAGATTTACGATGGTTTTATGGAATCTGCTGTTATGAAATGGAAACAGATTGTTGACGGTCAGATAAGGAGCATAAAGAAATGATGATAGAATCGAAAATCTTAAATCTTTTACAAAAGAAAGTAATCGAGGTTGTCGGTAACATTTATCCGGTAAAATATATAAATACTAATATCGGTAACGTCGATAAGTTTTGGGAAATTGTTTATATCCCGAATAACATCGAGAATGAGTTTTGGGATTCTGGTAAAACATATCGCGGTATTATGCGTCTGGTGCTTCACTGGCCGCAAGATAATAAAGGGGTATATAAACCAATGGAGGAAGTCGAAAGAGTTGCTGACGGCTTTGAAAAAGGGCTTGAATTATTTGATGATGTTAATTCCATTAAAGTTACTATAACTGATAATCCTGATTGTACTAATGTCATCGAAGATGAGGGTAAACTCTTAATACCCTTGACAATTAAATATCTATGTTTTAAGCTATAATTGCTTACAGTAACTTGGAGGCGCACTAGGTTGGATGACCTAAAAATCAATCAATCGGTGCGCTTTTTTACGCACCAAATAAGTTAATATTTAAGAGGTGCTTAAAAATGGCAAATACAAACGCGTTTAGTAAGTTTTATGTCTGTGCAACACCGCAGAATAACAATCTTACCGAAGATGATTACAACGGCCTTGAATGGGTGTTGGTTTCTGGTCTTGGTAATCTTGGTGAAACCGGTAAATCTACCAACGTTTTGACTTATAACACATGGGAAACCGAAGTAGCCGATAAAGCTAAAGGTATTACCGACGCTGGTTCTCCGACTTTGGAAGTTGCTCGTGATCCGAACGACCCAGGACAGGAAATTTTACGTCAAGCAGCCGCTGTTGGTAACAATAACAAATACGCTTTCAAAATTCAAAGAGCCGATGGCCCCGTTGGTGGTGTTGGTACAATTCAATACAACAGAGGTATTGTTGCTGGCCCGACCCGCCCGAATGGACAGAATGAAGATTTCGACTTGGAAGTCTTTACACTTGGTTTGGTTCAGGAAGAAATCGTTGTTAACCCGACAACCGGTGCTCAGGCTCCGACACTGACAGCAGCTCCGAGCATTAGCGGTACTGCCGAAGTTGGTGAAACTCTTACCTGTTCAACTGGGACGTTTTCCGGTGCGGCAACAATTACTTATTCTTATCAATGGTTTGCAAACGGTGTGGCTGTTTCCGGAGCTACTGCAAGCACGTATGAACTTAAAGATTCCGATCTTAACAAAGTATTCATGTGTCGTGTGATGGCTAAAAACGACGGTGGTTATGCTTTCGGTTTCTCGAATACAACCAGTGCAGTAACAGCAGGAGCTTAGTATGGATTTAGCAAATCTTAAACCGGTTGAAAGAATTATTGACATTGTTCATCCTTCAACAGGTGAAAAAATCGGTGTTTCTGTTACCGTTCTTTCTATCAATGATGAAAAAATGGCAGCAGCTAAACGTCGTATTCAGAATAAAAAACTTGAACTCGATAGACGTGGAAAAACGTTTAAGGCTGATGATTTGGAAGAAAACGAGATGGAACTTCTCACAACCGCTATCACCGGTTGGAACTGGGAAGGCGATGTCGATTTTCACGGAGAAAAACCAGCTTTCAACGAAAAGAACGTCAAAGCTGTTCTTAAAGAGCTGACATGGTTTAAAGAGCAAATCATGGAGGCTGTCGGTGATGAAAAAGCTTTTTTTCAACACTAAAAACTGATTTGGTGGAGGCCGTGCGAGTTTATGCTCGTTACGACCTCCCTAAAGAGGGTGATGAGGAAAATACTCGCCGTAAATTAAACGAACGTGTAGGTGTTTTTACACCGGCGTTTGAAATACCAACAGCAGGCATGTATTTATGGAAATGGTTTATAGAATTAAATAATTCCATATCGAGAGTAGATTTCAACGGTTATTATTGTTCTATACCTCCGTCCGAGTTTTTAGCTTGGTCAACTCTTACAAAAAATTATTTAACACCGGAAGAATTTGATATTTTAAGAGCCATGGACGGAATTTTTTGTAAAGAATTAAACGCTGAAATAAACTCGAAAAGGGCTCGAGAAGAAGAAGCTCGTAAAAGAGAGATGGAAGCTAAAAAGGTTAAGGTACGGAGATGAAATTTAGTTCTTGATTTCTATGAATAAATATGCAAAGGTTTTGAAGGATACGGTAAAGAAATGATAATCTCTCACAAAATACGCTTATATCCGAACAAAGAACAGGAGGTCTTTCTGAAGAAGTCCTGCGGAGTTGCTCGTTTTGCGTATAACTGGGGTTTGGCAGAATGGCAGAATCAATATAAGAATGGCGAAAAAATAACAGCTTTTGATTTGAAGAAGTTATTTAATTCTGTAAAGAAAACTGAATTTCCGTTTGTTTGTGAAGTGACAAAATGCGCTGCTGAAGGTGCGTTTCTCAATTTGGGTGTTGCTTATAATAATTTCTTCAAGAAGAAATCGAAACACCCGTCTTTCAAAAAGAAAGGTGTTCATGATTCGTTTGGTATCTCAAACGATCAGTTTTCTTTTAAAGATGATAACCACGTTAAATTACCAAGGATAGGTCTTGTTCGTACGGCTGAAAAGCTTCGCTTCTCTGGTAAAATTATGAATGGCACTGTTTCCCGTCAAGCGAATAAATGGTTTCTTTCGATTGGTGTCGAGGTGGAACCCCACCAGTACAAGAAAACAGGCAAATTGGTTGGGATTGATTTAGGTGTGAAAGACCTTGTTATTACTTCAGATGGGAAGAAATTTGTCAATCTGAAAGCTCTAAAGAAATCCGAAAAGAAACTAAAGAAATTAAATCGTATAGTTTCTCGCAGAAAGAAAGTAAGTAAACGGCGTGAGAAAGCGAAGGTTCGCTTATCTCGTCAGCATTTACGTGTCGCAAATCAAAGAAGAGATTATATCCATAAAATCACGACATATCTGGTGCGCCAACATGATGTGATTTGTATGGAAAATTTAAATACCGAAGGAATGCTTAAAAACCACAAGCTCGCTAAATCAATCAGCGATAGTTCCTTTGGCGAAATCAGACGGCAACTTGAATATAAATGCGCAATGAGAGGAAAAAAACTATTATTTGTTGATAGATTCTTTCCTTCAAGCAAAACGTGTTCAAGTTGCGGTTCTGTTCAAGAAACAATGCCGTTGAATATCCGTGAGTGGACGTGTCCCGATTGCGGGATACACCACGATAGGGATTTAAATGCGGCGGTGAACATTGTACGGCAGGCTATGTCGGAATTTACGCGCGGGGAGAAATCGGCTCTGGCTATTGAACCACTGTTCTTTACGGACATCGATGCAATAGTGAAACTGGATTCGTTGAACCGCGAATCATATATTTTAATATAATATGGAAGGCAGAAATCAGCTCTGGCTACAGAGCCTACTTTTTTTACAAAAATTGGGGATGTAGTGAAACTGGATTCGATGAACCGTGAATCATACATTTTAATATAATATGGAAGGCAGAAGGTAAATGGCGACAGATCTTGCTCAAATAGGTTTCGGTGTTGAAACTTCTCAATTAGAGAAAGGTATATCAACCCTTAATACTTTTAGCAACAGCGCAAAGTCTGCAAACAATAGTGCAAAGTCTGTTGGTACAGCAATGAATGGCGCTGCAAAAGTATTTGCGGCCGCTGTTGCTGGTATGACCAAAAGCATAGCGTCCTTAGTATCTGTAACGCAAGGAGCAACGACAGAGCAAATAAAAGCAGCTAACGAGGCGGCAGAATTTGCCGATAGAGTTTACAGAGCTGCACAAGCTCAAGATAAATTAGCCGCAAGTACACAAAAAGTTACAGCCGCTATCAAAGGTCAATATAACGCTTTTCTCAAAGCCGCATCAAACGAATCTGTATTAAATAGAATTAATCGTATTACTGGTGTTACTGGTTTAACAGGTTTGAACGCGAAAGAATCGGCCATGAATATAAGGCATGGTAAAACCGCGAAAGAATGGGCGGAAGCTATTGGTGAAACACCTAGAGATTTAATGCCGAATAGATTTAATACCGCCAATATTGCTGCACAGTTTCAAGACATTGGTGTAACAGCCGCAATGGGTATGAATCCGTTGTTAATTGCTTTACAACAAGGTACCCAGTTGTCCGCTGTGTTGAATAGCATGGAGAAACCTATAAAAGGTTTAGCCGATGCTTTTAAACAAATTATCAATCCGACTTCATTATGGACTATCGCTTTAACAGCTTTAGCGGTTGTCGGATTGCAAATGGTCGATTGGATTGGGGTAGCTCAAAGTAGTTTAAACGGTCTTGCGAGCGCTATGGATTTTGTGGCATCTCATTCGGATAGTTTTGGTGCTGTATTGACGGGATTGGTAGGTGTTATAGGTGTTATTAAGTTTGAATCTATTAAAACAGGATTATCATCTGTCATTTCCGTAGCTTCAAAAGTTTTTACAACGTTTACAAGTTGGTCGAAATTAGTTGAAGTTTTTAACAACATTAAAAAATCAATAGTAGAATTGAAAGTTGTCACCTGGGCGTTAGCAAATCCTGTTAAAGCTGTTACTGCGGTAATTTTAGCAGGTGTAACAGCGTGGGCTGCGTTTAGTGAAGCTGGAAGAAATGCTTTAAATAAAACAATAGGTTATACTTTAGCAGCAGCTTATTCTATCGGCGGTGCTATGGAAGCTGGTTTCAAAAGTATTTATAAAGGTTTTGATAAAGCTTTTGGTGAATTATCAGATCAAATGAAGAAAATTGCAGGTAAGGATTACATTGCGGCAGTAGAAGATACTGTTAGTTCGGTAGCATCTGGTGCGGCTGCAAAGTTTAGAGAATGGTCTAACGGTTTAAACGATGTAGATAAAAAAATCCAAAAAATTAAAGAAGCTTGGAAAGATTTGCAAAATCAAATGAACCAAGATATAGCTGGTTTACAGTTAGATAAAAAATTAATCGGTGTTGATACATATACCTCCGAATATATGAAAACGAGAGCTGATTTAATGAATCAAGCAACAAATGCCGGGATACCTTTAACACCGGATAAAATTGCTTATATAGACCAAGCAGCTCAAAGTACAGCGGGATATAGAGAAGAAACTGAAAAATTAAACGATGTTTTCAACACTTCTAAATCAATAACTAATTCGTTTTTTCAAGACATGCGTACAGGTTTGCGAGATGGAGCGTCCGCATGGGAAGCTTTCGGTAACGCTGCTCTTAATGCTTTGGACAATATCCTAAGTAAAATGATGGATGTTGGTGTTGATTATTTGTTCAACGCTATGGGGGCTGCCGGTTGGTTTTCCGGTAATAGCGCTACATTTTCAACAGCTTCTGGTGGTTTTGATTACGCAGGGTATGACGCTGCTTTTAATGCAGGAATGGCAGACGCAGGGCTTTTCGCTAAAGGTGGAGCGTTTACCAACGGTGTTTACAACTCACCGACGTTGTTTAAGTTTGCTAACGGCGGGCAATTCGGCGTAATGGGTGAAGCCGGTCCTGAGGCGGTCATGCCTTTGCGTCGCGGCCCGGATGGTTCTTTAGGTGTCGATGCCGAAGGTATAGGCGGTAATAATGTAGTTGTTAACGTTATTAATAATTCAAATGCTCAGGCAAGTGTAAATCAACGAGAAACTAGACAAGGAACTGAAATTGATGTATTGATAGACCAAACAGTTGCTCAAAAGATGACTCAACAAGGTTCTTATTCAAATAATGCTTTAAATGCTTATAGTAATCGTCGATTGGTTATGAGGTAAAAATGATAATTTGGCCTTCGAAATTTAAAATATTAAGAGACAATTTTCAATTGTTACCGGTTAGCCGTGTTTTAAGTTCTGATATGGATATTGGACCGGCAAAAAAACGGCGCCGTACAGTTATGAAATTAATGAATGTTTCATTTTCAATGTACATGAAACAAGATGTTTTTGACGAATTTATGGATTTTTATTACGATAACGATGCTACCGTATTTTATTTCCCTCGTCCTGATACAAAAACAACAGTTTCCGCTCGTTTTACAACCGCACCTACCGCAACATTTAACGAAACATTATGGCAGGTTTCTGTTCAATTGGAGTTTTTACCGTGATTACAGATAATTTACGACAAGTTTCATATGCACAGGAGACAGATGTCGCTGTTATTATTTTATTGACTTTAAAAACAAAAGATTTATCTGATACAATAAGAATTTGTAGCATCCCAGTTGAAAAATTTGCTGATTTAGGTGAGAATGTTTATGGATGTACAAGTAATGGAAAAAGATATATATTTTTACCTTTTGATATTACTTTACCACAGGATGATAAAACAGGTGCGGTAACGGCAAAATTAACAATAGATAACGTCAATAGACAAATTGTACAATATGCCAGAGAAACAAAATCAGCAATTAATGTTGATATTCAATTAATTTTGTCTAATGATTTAAATACTGTAGAAATGGAATTTAAAGATTTTAAACTTACTAATGTAAGTTATGATGCTTTCACAGTTTCTGGAGATTTATCGGTTGATTATTTAGGGCTTGAACCCTTTCCTTGCGGTCGTTTTACTCCATCAGGTTTTCCGGGATTATTTTAATGTGGAGTGACGAGTTTATCTCTATACCCTTTGCCGACCATGGTCGTTCTAAAAACGGCTGTGATTGTTGGGGATTAGTAACAGTCGTATATAAAGAAAAATTTAAGATTGATTTACCTTTTTTGTTAGATTATGATAATGTAAAAGATGTTCGGCATATAACTACTTTGTGCAAAAATGAATGTGAAAATTGGCAAGAAATATCTAAAGATGAAGAACAACCTTATGACGTATTGGTTTTTAACATTTTGGGCGCTCCTTGCCATGTTGCGCTTGTGGTTGAAAAAGGTTTAATGCTGCATACAGAAAAAGGTATTGGTACACATATTAGCGATTATAAACGAGATAAACAATGGTGTAATCGTTTAGCAGGGATTTACAGATATGTTAAATGAAGATATAATCGTTCAAAAATCTGTTTTACCGTTTAGACAGGATTTTGAAACTTTACGATTACAAGATTGTAAAACACCTCAAGAAATTGTCAATAAACTTGTGCCCTTTAATTTTGTAAATTGTAAACTTATTGTAACTCTTGATGGTGAAATTTTACCTGAAGAAAAATGGGGTCAAAATTTAAAAAAAGGTCAAATTATTGGTCTTAATTATATTCCTACTGGTGGTGACGATGGTAAAGTTGTCATGCAAGTTATTGTAACCATAGCAGCTATAGTAGCAACTGCATATTTAGGACACATAGCAGGAGCTGCTATAAAAGCTGGTGCTTATGGAAAAGCCGCTTTAGCTAGTGTTGGTATTATAGCAGTTTCTATGGTATCCAGTATGGCTATGAATGCACTTATGACTACTCCCAAACAATCAGATGGAACATTAGGTTATAAAGATTCTCAAACTCAATTTGTTGAAGGAGCAAGTAATTCTATTAATAAATTTGGGGTTATACCTGTTAATCTCGGGACGAATCGATTATTCCCTCCTCAAGCTGCTTTACCTTATACAGAAACCAGTGGTAACGACCAATATTGCCGACAGTTGTTTACTTATGGATATGGTAAAGTAACCGTCATTGAACGTAAGTTAGGTGAAACGATTTTAGATGATTATGATTATGTGGAAGTTGAAGACAAGCTTAACGCAGATTTAAATTCCGGTACGTCTTTATATGCCAATGACATATATCAGGAAGATTTTAGCATTAAAGTTACAAAAGAAGAATCTCCTTTTATTCGTACAACTCAAAAAGATTGTGACGAATGTATCTTAGATTTTACTTTTCAGGGCTTAGTCAATGGTATTACTCAAGGTAAGTACGCAGGATTAAAACTTAAAACAACCGTTCAATTTGAAATTCAATATGCTCCTGTAAATACAGAGGATTGGAGTACATCTATTAACGGTGCTACAATCCAAGAACAATCGATAAATGCTGATATAAGTGTTTATTTGCTATATAGATTTTTGAACAGTTGGGTTTGTCGTCGTTATTTTCTTGCCTTAAATACACAAACTGGGGGCATAAGCATTCATTCTGTTGATTCTCAAGTTCATAAACTTAAATATCCTTCTTTATCATCTGAAAATGTGTATCTTGGTTACTATGAAAACGGTTCTTTTCATGATTTGAGACAAAATCTCGTTGGTTCTTCGATTGAAAGTGTTGATGATTTTATTGTTACTACAGATAATTCTGATAAATCCAATGCTCTGATAACTGTTGGGAGTGGTAATATTCTCGGTACCACTTCGATGATGACGGTAACAGATGCGACATCAAGAGTGTTAAGAGTTTCTCGACGAATAGTTTTTCCAACAAGAGGTCAATATCAGATAAAAGTAAATCGTTTAACAGACGATTCAAATATTGATAGTTTATTAAATGATTCTTATTGGACAGCTTTAAAATCGATTACATATCGAAATCCTGTTAATTTTTCAGATATTTCAGGTACAGCTATGAGAATTAAAGCTACAGACCAATTAAACGGTACTGTAAATTCTTATAATGCTATTGTTTCAACACTTATAAAATCTTATGACCCTGATAAAGATTTATGGGTAGATGGTGTTGCGAGTTCTAACCCTGCTGATATTTTTCGATATGTTTTGCAATCTCCAGCTTTTGCAAAACATGAACAAATTACCGATGATAAAATCGATTTAGAAAAATTAAAAGAATGGTGGATTTATTGTAATTCATTAAATTTAACTTTTAATAAAGTTGTAGATTCAGATACAAGTATTGACGATGTTTTAAATGATATTTGTGCTGCGGGTGTCGCAACATTATCAAAAGTTAATAATATTTTTAGTGTTGTTATCGATAATGAACGCCCTTATGTTAAAGGGTTGGTAACACCTCGTAACAGTTGGGATTATAAAGGAAATATCAGTTATCCAGAACTTCCTGATGCTCTTCGTGTTGAATTTCGCAATGCTGAAGTAGGTTATAATACCGATGAACGTATTGTTTACATGGACGGATTTGACGAAAATAATGCGAAGTTGTTTGAACGTTTAGAATTTTCAAGTTGTACAAACGCTGATTTGGCTTATTGGTATGGTAGGCGATATTTTGCTACAGCTTTGTTACAACCTGAAACTCATACTTTTAAAATGGATTTTGAACATTTAACTTTTAATCGCGGGGACCGAATCAATCTTGTCAACGATGTTATTCTTGTTGGTGTTGGGCAAGGACGTATTAAAGAACTTGTCATAGACGATGAAGATAATATTACCGGTTTTGTTATCGATGATAAAGTAAATATTCCCAGTACGAAAAATTTTGCAGTTCGTATTCGAGATAACAACGCTAAAGGTTTTAGTTATCATTTATTAAAACAGTTTACCGGAACTACTGATACTTTTACTTTTGCACAATCATTACCTGCCGAAACCCCCCTTGCCATTGGAAGTCTTTGCGCTTTTGTTGAAGACGGTAAAGAGCTTGATTTAATCATAACACAGATAAAAACTACCAGCAATGAAACAGCAACTATTACCGCTGTAGATTATGCTCCTGCAAGATTTACACCTATCGAAGAATTTCCTGAATGGTCAAGTAATATTACAATTCCGGGAGATTTTTATAAACCTTATGCTCCTGAATTGAATGGTGAAATTAAATCAGATGAATCTGTTATGATTAGAAATTCTGATGGTTCTTTAACTTCAATTATGATTATACCTCTTAAAAATCGTAATGAAAATTCGGTAATCCCGGTAATACAAGTGAAAATTACAGGAGCTACTGAATGGTTTATACCAAACACTTTGAAAAACGATTCAAACGAGTTGGTTTTAACAGGGCTTAGTGACGGTTCATATTATGATATAAGCATTCGTTATCAGCGTCAGACAGGTTTGCAGTTGCTTTCAGATGCTTTGTATATTAATAACGTTAAATTTGTCGGCGGTTCAACACCTCCAAAAGATGTTGAAAATTTTAGAGTTACTGTTACAAACGGATTAGCGCTTTTTGAATGGACTCCGACTGATGATGTTGACATATCTCATTATGTAATTAAATATTCTTTGGATACAGAAGATGTTAGCTGGGAAAGTGCACAGACAGCTGTTGCAAGAGTTACCAGCAATACGGTTACCATGATTATACATCGAGGTATGTATCTTATTAAAGCAGTTGATTTAATGGGTTTTGAAAGTAAGAATCCAACTACTATTATTTCAATTGACAGCGGTGCTTATAAAAATGTTGTTGAAGAATTGATACAGCATCCAAATTGGGAAGGGAGAAAAGAAAATACATACGCAAGTGGTGGTATTTTAACTTTATCTCCTGAAAAATCCCAAGGATATTATTATTTTAATCCAGAACCTTTAGATTTAGGAGAAGTATACGAATGTTCTTTAACAGCTGATGTTAAAAGTAATGCTGGAAACCGTTCGCGTGTTAGAGATATAGTTTCGGTTCGTTCTGTGGAATCAATTCGAAATTTTAATCTTTATTATCAAATAAGAACTGTTGAAAATATTAGAGCTTTGGAAGAAATTCGTACATTTTCATCGGCAAATTGGGAAACTCGTCTTGAGATGAATTTAAGCGATGATAATGTAAATTGGACAGGGTGGCAACAGTTTTCCGCTTCTCAACATACGTTTAGATATTGTAAATTTAGAATATTTTTATTTATTGATAATTTATTTTTTACTCCGAATGTATTAAAAGCGACTGTTACTGTCGACATGCCTGATAGATACGAAAGCGGTGAAGATATTGTAATAGCAAATGCGGAACTTGGACGTAGCATAACATATGAAAACGCTTTCTGGAACAATCCTTCAGTTAATGTAACGGTTCAGGATGGTGCTGTTGATGATAGAGTTGAATTTATTAATAAAGATAATAAAGGCTTTACAGTTAAAATTTTTAATGCTACCTTAAACTCATATGTTACAAGGTCTTTTGACTATATTTCGGCAGGTTACGGAAAGGTTGTTTAAATGTCACAAACGTTAGTAGATTTTTCAGGAAATCCTTCTGGTGCAGAATTGATGGATGATTATCTGACACCAATGCAAGAAAACATTTTAACATCTAACAGCGGCACAACCCGTCCTGATTATGCCAAAGAAGGAACTAAATGGATTGATAAAACTCAAACCCCTTGGCTTTTAAAACTTTATGACGGTTCACAAGATATTGTTCTCGGAGAACTTGACCCTAACAAACATTCTTTTGTAGCAACAGACCCGATGACGACAGCGGGTGATTTGATTGTTGAAGGCAATGATGGAATCCCGGTAAGATTAGCTGCTGGAACGGCAGGGCATGTTTTAACATCTAATGGTCCGGGAACTTTGCCAAGTTATCAATTAGGTGTTTATGCAAATACCGATTTAAGCAATTTAACGACTGCTGGTAATACGATTATTGATAATCGCGTAATAAATCTTATGAATAGTCGTCTTCAGGTAGTTAATAGTTTACCAGAAAATCCTGATTTAGATACGTTTTACTTTATTAAAGAGAGTATTTAATGACTGTTTATAAAAGCTCATCGAAAATTGCCGATACTGGCGTTCATGGTATTAATTTCGGGAGTCAGCAAATCAAACAGATTTTTACGGCTCCGAGAACAAACGGAATTACTTATATTCCGCAGGACATAAAATTTGAGATTGTTGATGGTACAACGCCGACCCTGTATGCCGGAAGCGAAGTCTGGGTTCCTTATGGCCGTAACGCTCCTGAATATTCAATCGGCGACAGTCTGAACAGTGGCATTATCACGGCTATAAGCTGGGACGGTTCGGCTTTGTTTTATAAGGTTCGTTATGATACAGACCTTAATATTGATATTACTGATGACCCGGCGAGTGCCGATTTCGTGACTTCAATATCTCCATACCATGGTTTCTGGTGGTTTAGCCCTGATAATGTAACCAGCATGAATGGTAAACCTGCACATTTTGAAGTTCATGGAAATTTGACAGTTAACAACAGTATTGTCAGCGGTTTTTCCGCAGGTTCAAGTCTGGCTAATTCAAATTATCTAATCAGTACATTTGAAACGCCGTCGTCAATTTCCAGCTTTGATTATATAGTAGATTTTAAGCTTAATTCTCTGAACGCTTCTCTTCTTTCTTCTGAGCAGGATTTTTATGGCCTGGCAGATATTACAGTCAACAGTGCAGGAAAAATTGCTATTTGGATTTCATCAAACGGCACTTCATACGATGTTGCAGAAAATAAACAATCCAGTTATGTTTGTTCAGTTGGTCAAGAATACAGGTTGAGATTTTGGTATACAAACGATTACGGCTATCGCGTTGATATTATAGCTATTGGAAAAGAAACATCGTGGTCGAGAGCAATCACTATTGAAAATAAAAAGGCGCCTTTTGGTGGTAAAAAGTTGATTATTGGTCTTGACCAGTCAAGGCCGGGGTCACCGTTGAATGGCGAAGTGAATATGATGTATAATCGTTGTATAATAAACAATGTCAGATATGGTCATCCTTACTATTTCAATTATAATTTGACCGATAATGTCGTTGAAATGTCAAACAATGGTGGTGTAACGTGGGATAACTACGGGTCGCTTCCTATCGGTGTTTTTACAATGGCTGGCACCGGTGCAACAAAAAAACTTAAATATGTCTTTAACGGCTTTGGCTATATCGGCTCAACAGCCTATGCGGTGCCGGGGGTTAAAGGCCTGATGGCTGATGGTCTGAACGAAGACGGCAGCTATAAGAGCATAGAGCAGACTTTTGACAGGTTCGTCATGCGAACCACAGCCTTTGACCGGACCGCGTTCTATGGCGTTGTCCTTGACGGCGAATATACGATACATGGCGATAATTATATGGAAGCGGCGGAATTGCCGGCGGCACCGGATGGTTATGTTTTCTGCTACCGGAAGTCTGACAATACGCTTTGGTGGACGTTGAACAACAATACCTGGGTTCAGCGTCATGGGCTGCCGATTGGTTTCTGGACAACTTCAACCGGCGGTATCAGCAATTTTAATCCAGCTAAAAACTTTATAAAGGTTTACCAATACAATTCCTATGAACCGAATACCGTGCTTTGTAATATTAGCAATGGTGCTTCAAGTAGTGTTGAGTTTAGAAAAGGTGTGTATTATATTCGCGGTCAAGGTGCCGGCGGTGGCGGCGGCAGAAATGGTTACTTCGGCAACGGACAAGGCGGCGGCTCGGGAGCAGGTTTTGAAGGATATATCTACGTTAAGAGAGACTTGGGCGCAGTTTCTGTAAGCGCCGGGGTTGGCGGTACCGAGGCGTATGACGGCAATCCTGGAACAGATACAGTTATTGGACAACTGATAACTCTGGGCGGCGGTAAGGGTGGTGCTGGCGAAAATAAAGCGCATGTTGCCAATGCTGGTATATTGACAATAAATTCTTCTGATAACTGGGAAATTCTTTCTTATACAGTGAAGAGTAATGGTAATCAAGGACTAGAAGCCAGGACTAGCGCCTCTTTCATATCAGGTGGTAACTCCGTGTTGACCGGAGATGGCGGTGGACCAACAAGCGATTCTAATCATGATGCTTCAGCCCCTGGTGCAGGTGGTGGTGGTGGTTGGAGCTTCAATATTTCCGGTGGTGCTGGTGGTGCCGGCGAATGCCTGATTCAATATATCAGTTACGAACCAGAGGGGGTAACTAATCTAGAGTATTTTAAGACCCCAACATTAACTGGGTCAATAACACCTGTTGCAGAGGGTAATATTGTCGTAACCTCAAGCTATAATAACACGAGTAGTTGGAACAATCTGTGTAACAACAGCTATATTATGAGAAATACTATTTCAACCACTTCTGACAAAGGCTATTGGCAAATGAATGGTTCGTCAACTCAATGGCTGAATATTCATTTTCCTTATACTCTGCTGATAAAAGAGTTGACGATCGCAAGCCGACCGAATGATAATTATACCGGAACGGTAACGGCCTATACGAATGCCAACAAAACTGTTAACATGGGTTCGGTTACGACCAATGCTGGAGCAACCAACTTTATATTAACTAACATCGGAATTGGAGATTTTGTAACAGATACAATTTATCTTTATATTACGGATATGGATGAATGGTACGGTTTGCAGAATTTGCAGATAAGAGGATATAAGGTCAAAAAAAATACTTAGTTAATGAACCGTCAGTAGAGCCGACTATGACGAGGCTTTAGCAAGAGGTGCAAGCAATGCCGAGCAGTTAAAACAATTGTGGCTTGCAAGTAAAGACAAAATCAGAGCAGAAAATCCGTATGTAGGGGGTGATACTAATGGCTTGTAAGGGGAAGAAACGGAAATAAATTTTTAAATAGGAAGTCGTCTAATGGTAGGACATAAGATTTTGGCTCTTATAATAGAGGTTCGAATCCTCTCTTCCTAGCCAAAGTTCTGGTTGACAAAATAGCATTATTGTGCAAAAATGAATATATGGGCGGTTGGCAGAACGGCTGTGTAGCGGATCACCCTTTATAAACAAACGGAGGATTAAATGAACGACAAAGAAACTTTAGAAATTTATAAGTATGCCAGACAATCTGGTTTTCAAACCGCATGGATGATGTTTGGTGTATGTGTAATGTTTTTACTTATTATAAGTGGGTTAATCGGTGCTCATTTATATTATGTTAAAAAAACTTACGAAACACCACCGGCTAATATTATTACTGCTACATAAGAAAATGAATCTGGTGATAATTCTATTGAACAAGGAGTTAAATAATGGCTAAACAGACGATAAAAATTGTATCAGCTAGAATACTTAAGGCAGGTCGAGGCGGTACAAATGTCGTCCGTAAAGGCTAAGATTTCAGAGATACCTGAAAAACTTAAACATTTAATTATCTCTCTTTGGTTACACTTCTTTTTACAGCGGATAGGTTCTAAACATCCAGAGTTCCTATCCGCTCTTTTAACTGATATTGACGCCACGGAACGTCAACGCATCATCATGATGTCCCGATACGTTAATAAATTAAAATTCAAACAGATTCCTGACGTTAAAGGTGTTAATTGTGAACTGCGAAATGTTATGCGAGAACACCGAAAAGTCATAGACAAACTAATAAATCTTTAAATTCAACAGTTTAGCTCGGCACAGTCTGAGCATTTTTTATATCCGAAAACCCCGTTAATTTGAGAATAGAGAGCAGGAACCACACAATCACATCACCTTCGTAATATCTCTATTCTTGCTCTCTACTTAACGAAAGTGAGGAATTATGTTCCAAATCCAAACTTTACAATACTACTTACTGTTAAATCTTTTAAGGGAGTTGGAAGATGTATCAGCCTTATATGAATAATTTTAATCCATATCAACAAAGATTAAGCCAAATGGAGCAAATGGCGCAATCACAACCCATTCAAACGATACAGCCGACAACGCCACAATCTCAGTGCTATTTTGTCAGTTCAAAAGACGAAATGCAAAACATACAACCAATCCCAAATGTTTTTTATATCGGCATAAATCGGCAATCAAAAGAGGTTTATATCCGGGCTTGGAACAACAACGGAATAATAGATTTTGACACCTATTCTCTGACAGACGGCAAAAAAGAAAGCACCGAATTAAAATCTATTATGGATAAACTTAATGCTATTGAGGAGAAAGTAAATGAACGAAACAATTCAAAATCTAATCAGACAGAACGCAATGGCTCAAAATCCGCAAATGCGAAGTCTTTTCAATCAAATGATGCAAGGGAAGACTAAAGAAGAACAGATGCAAACGATTTTGAACGCTGCCAAATCTAACGGGGTGGACATTAATCAAAAAGTTTTTCCCGAAGAACTAATTAAAAGTTTTAGCGGCTTTTAATTCCCCGATTGGGTGATTCTCCGAAAGGATGATTTTCTTTAACTTTTATAAGGAGAATTAAAAATGACTGGAGAAGGTGGATACAGCCTTTCAGATATTGCTGCTGCTATGGGCAACCGCAGCGGATGGGGAAATAATGACTTCCTTTATTTGTTGTTTTTGTTTGCTTTTGGTGGCGGTAATGGTTTTGGTTTTGGGCGAGCCGGAAATGCTGTAACTCAGCTGGAACTTCAAAACGGATTTGATAATCAGTCCGTTTTGAGAAAGCTTGATGGCATTACCAACGGTTTGTGTGATGGCTTTTATGCTACAAACACAAACATGTTGCAGGGACAAAATCATTTACAACGTGATTTGTGTCAGGGCTTTTCTTCAACGGCTGCGGCTATTGCTGAAACAAACCGCAACATTGATGCCGTTCGTTATGAAGCAGCTAAGAACACTTGCGATATTGTTCGTGCTATTGAAAAAGACGGCGACGCAACTCGTGCTTTGATTAATGCAAACACGATGCAGGCTCTTCGTGATAAAATTGCTGAGAAAGACCAGATGTTGCAAACTGCAAACTTCCAGCTTTCTCAGCAGGCTCAGAGCGCAAACTTGATTAATGAATTAAGACCATGCGCTAAACCTGCATACATTACTTGCAGCCCGTATCAATCTCAAAACTACGGCTACAACTTCGGTTGCGGTTGCAGTTGCGGTTACTAAACCAACCCAGAGGGGCTTTTTTGCCCCTCTCCCCTTTAGGAGAATATTTTATGACATGTAATTGCAATTTTCATAAAACAACGGCTATTGCTGTTGCAAACAACACTTTGAACTTGACTGTTACAAACTCAACAAACATTTCAAGTTTGGACTGCTTTGAATTGGTTCTATGCCAAAATCCGGACACTGTCGTTACAGGATCACCAATTCCGGTTACGCTGACAATTAACGGAAGCACGGCACAGCTTTATAACAAATATCATTTGCCCGTTTATTCTAACAGACTTTGCCCACGTAAATTATACAAGGGATGGTATGTGAATAATGGCACCGACGCTTGGGTTGAGTTAAAAAACACTCCTGATTGTCCGGTTTATGCCCAGCCGTAAGGAGATGAAAAGATGATGAAATATCACGAATTAGTCAAACATCACATTGAAGATGCCAGCTACGAAAATATGATTGAGCTGGTAAAGGAAACGGATTGTTTTGTTGAGGAAGTCCGTGAACATCATCCTGAGATGGTTGATAAATTTTTAATGAAAGTTGATCTTGCTCTCAATCCTGATTTCACCAAAGAAACAGCGAAATATGTCGTTTCTAAAATGAAAAATAAGGACGGTACAACCGGAGAACATTGGAATTATGACACTACAACAAAAGTGTTGGAAGCAAAAGGTTACGATTTCAACCCGTGCGATTGGTACTACACCTTGAACATGGTCTATTCAGACTATTACAAATCAGGTCGTACGGACGATACTTATGTCGAGATGGCTTATGATTTTTTAAATGACATTGACGGTCCGGAACACAAGGCTAAAAAATGGGCGATGATGTGTTAATGACAAATTTACTTTACAGTTACATTGGTGCATTATCCATTTTGCTCTTGACCTTTTGAATCTTGAAAGCTATCCTTTTAACAGGGTAGCTTTTTATATTTGGTGGCAATAATGAAAGAAGAAGATATATTACACAGGGTCGGGCGAAATTCCAAGGCATTATGGGCGGTGTTCGGCGTTTTATCAATGATTTGCATTTTTGTTTATCGGGTTAGTGCTTACATTTATGATACAAAAGACCTACCTCCTAGGGTAAAACAAGTTGAAAAAGATGTAGATAAGTTAAAATCCGTTCCCGATAAAATACACTCATTAGAAAGTCGTACTTCTGCATTAGAATTATTAGTTGTCACCATTTCCGCAGAGAATAAGCAAGCATACCAACAGATTAAAGAAGATTTAACAATCATCAAAACAGAAATAACAAAATCAGGGTTGGCGCACCGATGAAAAGAATCTTAAAGTCTAAAAAATATTTAATTTTAATAGCAATAATTGTGGTTTGCATTGTTGCCTTGATAGCCCCTGAGTACGCTGAAAACGTAGCAAGGGCTTTTATGTTAATTATAGCAGGGGTGTAATATGTACGAGCTTATAAAAAAATATGAAGGGTGCAAACTAAAGGCTTATAAATGCCCTGCTGGCGTATGGACCATCGGCTGGGGGACGACCTTTTATCCTGACGGTTCGAAAGTAAAAGAAGGTGACACTTGCACGCAAGAAGAAGCTGACGGCTTGTTAATGTGGTATTGCACGACAAAGATTAAACTTCCACCTAACATATATGTCTACAATCAAAAAGAAGCACTTTACAGTCTGATATACAACATCGGTCAGAATGCTTTTGATAGGTCAAAATGTAAAAAAGCTATTCTCGCTGAGGATTGGAAAACAGCTTATAAAGAATGGGACTGGGAAACAGCAGGCGGTAAAAAGCTAGCAGGGCTTGTTAATCGCCGCGCTGATGAGCGTAAATTATTTTTTAGGGGGTTAGTATAATGAGTGTGTTGAATGCTACAATTTGGGCTTTTCTTCGCCGATGGTATGGCGGATTATTTGACGATAAATTCGGCGGCAGGGGCGTGCAAACTGCGATTATGATTCTAGGCATATTTGTTGCTCTGTTCGATAAAACTTTGTGGTGGGTCGCTTTAGGTTTATCCGCTTGGATTCAATTTCAGTTCTGGAGCAGAGCAGTCGGCGAAATACTAGATTGCGGACGCAGCACGACACAAAACGTCGATAGCTATGACCGATGGTTTAGAATACCGCTTGATTGGGTATATGACAAGCTTGGAAAGCAAAAATACACCGGAATGTATGACTGGTGGTATATGTGGCTCAGATATACTTTGCCGATGATTGTTCCGGCTGTTATTTTAGGTGATTTTAGTTTTATCCTAATTGGCTTAATGTCATCACCGATTTATTATGGCTCTTGGTGGTTGTTTGATAAGTTCCCGAAACTATGGCAAGCTCCGGAGTGGATAGGACAGCCAAAGAACTTGGCCGAGATAGTTTACGGATTTGTTTTTGGTTTTTTGATATGGTAAAATATGCGGTTTGTCTGGTTGTTTTTATCCTTGTTGTTGGTGGAGCTTATTACGCTGGCTATCGCGTGGGAAGTTCTGACACAAAGGTTGAATATGTAACGGAAAAGGTTATTGAATATGTGGAAATTGACAAAGCGAAGTCGGCAATTTATTCTTCTCCTCACGCTGGTCGCGATACTTTGTTGCGGATGTACTCCGACAATAAGTTCTAGACCTTGCGCGGTTTATCCGATTGGTGGAGAAAAAGTCGCCGAGGAATTGCAGAACATACCTTATAAAAATTTTGAGAATTTTTGGGAGCATCAGGCACGTTTATATAAACTTAAACAAGAGTTAGACCTGTGCAAATAAAAGAGCCTGCGGCACCTCCCACAGGCTTAGTATATATGTATTTTGGAGTATCGCTATCGCCAATACAAAGACATAATACACCAAGAAAACGGGGGTGTCAATGCAAATTTGAACGGACGCGAGCTTTAATAACTGGACAAAGGAAGCAGGTCTTGGAATACTAATCCGAGAGATTATCCCCAACGGTGTAAAAGAAACAAAGCTCTCAATAAAGACAAAAGCCGCCGATAATAACCAAGCAGAGTTGTTAGCAATATACCACGCATTACAGCATATAAAAGGCGCGCCTAAAAACGAGCCTATTTTCATCATTACCGACAGCCAAATAGCAATAGACTGCATCAAACACCCTGAAAACAAATGCGATAAATTTAGAGAGGTTGCAGAGCGAATACGGGGTATGCTTTATTGCGAGAACTGGAGAATATATCACAAAAAAGCACACACAAGAAATAAAGACAGATATTCTGTCCGTCAAGCAATTACCGATAAGTTAGCAAAAGGCTTGACAAGGTAGTTGAGCGGTGTATAATGATGATGTTTTTTTCATAAGACTCCTTTGTCCTGTATTCCCCAATCTTTAGGACAGACAACCGCTCTAGCAATAGGGCGGTTTTTTGTTGACTTATGATTTTTTATCAATTATAAAATATTCATCGCGTTGGTCGGTTAAATCGAGCAGTGGCGTGGCCCTGCATTGTTACGGAAAATGTTGCGTGACTAACAACGTTTTTGGCGGTAACATAGGCTTAGTCAGCCGAGAAATAAGTGTAATTCTTATAACGCGATACAATTCATCGGGAGCGTAGCTCAGTGGTAGAGCTTTTCTGGCCAGAGTTAACAACGTGTCTGTTGGTCGTGGGTTCGAATCCCGCCTTCCCGTCCTGTCTCCCAAGTACACGGAGTTGCCCGATTGTTAAAAGTTTCTGGTAGGGCGGAAAAGTAAGAAAGCAAGTTCTTTGATAGTTTCATAACGCCCTTGAAATTATCCGGATTTTCTTTTTTTGAATTTTCTTTTTACGCCAATAAAAGAAACTGCGGCACGGCTCTTCGGAGTACGGCCGCTTTTTTTGTAGATGTTATTTCCCGATTTTGTAGATAATCCACGATACACAAATTTATTTGCGTAAAGTTTTAAGCCGTTTTTGATACGCAAATTGTAGATACCATTTTAACCAAGAGGGAAATATGGTGCAAACAAATAACAATGACACACAATTTTTATTGATATTCAATAAAATGAAGACATTTTGTTGATGCCAACAATTTGGTAATGACATAAATGTCCTTAGCAACTATCAAGAATTACTTGATAGTTAAAAAAAACCCTCGCTCCCTTCTGGATTGAGGGTCTGCCCGTGACGAAAAGCAAGTATATTATACCTTACTCCAAGCGAATCACAACTAAATAATCCCAAGCCTTTTTTAGACCTGATTATAAAGTTATATCCTCGGCAGTACAGAGATGTTTTTGCCCCGTTAAGTTTGCTATACAGTTCTCTAGGATAATGACGCTCTTCGCCAACTTCCATACTTTTAAGTTCTTCTCTCATCGTTTGTATCACCTATTAAAATTTCATTTATTTTATCATTTCTCAATTTACAGATAGTTTTAGCACTATCGAAATCGATAAACACATCGTTTATATCAGCATGCAATTCATACTCGTCTGATTTGATAGAAATTTTCAAACCGTTGTTATTGAAAACAAAACTTTTAACATGCCAATCACGATTGTCAACCATCCAACCGTTGTCGACCCACCAATCGTAATCTCTTCGAATATAATAAATTTTATCCCCTATTTTCATTTCATTACCTTTTGTAAAAGTTTTTATCTCTTTTATATAGACCGTTGACAAAATAATATCTTTCGTCGGAAATACGTTTTTTGCACTTTTCAAGAGCTTGTTTGTAATATTTTATACGTCGTTTTTGTTCTTCGATAGTCTGACTGAAATAGAATTTATCAAGGATATAACAAGCAATATTTTTGGTTTCTTCAAACTTCATTAACGACACGGCAACATTTATAACATCGCCTAGTTCTTCGTTTCTGTTCTCTGTACTGTAAGCCTCAGAGAGTTCTTTTAGCTCTTCGTTCAGTTGTATAATCTGAGAATATACTGTTGCTCTCGGAAACAGTTTTTTATGTATTTCTAACCCTTGTTGAAAATCCATCATTTCCCCCGATTAAATTCTTTCATAGCCTTTAGCTTCGCTATATGTTTCTCAAATTCCCGGTCCTTTTGCGGTTTTGCTACCGGCTGCCAATGTATAAGGTTTTCACCATAATTATAATTATCAAACCTGTCTAAACTATTATAAGCGGCATCGTGCAGTTCTTTAAGAGTTTTTGGCATTTGTATTTCCTAACCTATATAATAAGTTTTTGAGCTTCTTGAATATACCAGTCATAATTAATATTATCCCATCTAAAATCTTTAATGTTATTAACGACAGTAACTTTGTAACCTGCTGCCAAACCTGTAACACGTTCTTCATATTTAGATTTATTTCCGGTACAAACCCTCTCGTCCCACTCTCCACCTGTTTCGGCCATAACGCGATTGTACTCCGCTTCGGTAACGCCGTTTTTGCGTTTATAGCAACCTACCGGACCGGCAGGGGGCATAACTTTAGATAAAAATTCTCCATCTGTGCTGATATAAAATCTCGTGTTCTTTTGGACACGTTTATCACCCCAAAACAGTTTAGAACCGCCGGTAGCTTTAACGGCACAACAAAAATCGAACGGATTAAAACAACTGCGAATGTATGTTTCAATATCAACACCTTCAACCATGTTTGCAACGGCTGCTCGCGTGCTAACAACGTTTGAGAAGTTTTTATGCCATGCTGGCGGTTGCGAGGATGCTACCGATTCGTGATAATTTAACGGGTCAGGTGTCCAGTAAGCACCTTTGAGTTTACATTTCCCGTCCGTGCCGACAGCGATATAATTGTTCACGTCACGGATATACATTTTAGCATATCTGGCTTCCTCAAGGTCAAGACGTGTCAATTGTTCCCAACGTTTGCAAATCTCTCGGGTTTGTTCGTAATAATTTTTGTGAATATAAAAAGTAATACCATCCGTATTTGCTTGAATAACCTGTAAGGTTGGTACATCAGTCAGCCACTCAAGCAACATTGACAACATCAATTGACCATTAATGGTAATTGTCATAGTAAATTGCGGATCATACATCACGCTAAATTTTGAGTTTGATTTACCATAAGCACCATTAAGGGCGAGTTTGATGGCGTTTGCTTCCGTACATTTTTTACCTTTTTCTTTCTGCCATTTTTTACGTTCTTTTTTAAGGTCGCCGTAAACGCTTGCAAATCTTTCACCCAGATGTTCAGGGTGCAATCCGTTTACAATAGCTATTGACGGATACAGACTTGATACATCAACATCGACAATCCACCAATCGTCCGTGGCTTGTATGCGTTTCTTTTCAACGGAGCCGTGAATACCGCCAACGCCGTAATGATATTCGACACCGTTGACAGTCGCTGTAAGATTTTCAAATGCGCCTTTGGTTTTGATATTCGTACTTTCCTCACCGGCCGCGTTAATTTCTTCACTGCGTAAAGTCTGAGAACACATATAATCGTAAATGTGTTTAAATTCGGGTTTTTTTAAGCTCACATAAGGAAAAATGATATTTTTAAGTGGTATCTGTGTTCTTGGCGTTTGGCGCATTTGTCGGCGTCCTGAAGAGGTGTCGTAGCACACTTCATCACCAAGACGGGACATAATGGTTTGCTCTCCGATTTTTGTATCGTTCCAGTTATAAACATCAATACCGAATTGTTCTTCCAAACCTTGCCGGAACTCAATAGCGTGATGTGCATAGTGTGCGAATCGTTTGGTTTCTTGAACATCGTGATAGTTGTAAGGTATAAGTAAAGTATTAACTTGTTCTTGCGTTAGCACTGTTCCCGGTTCTATCGGCATATCCTCAACGCTGTCAACGCGCATATTTATCTGAAGGAATTTCAAGCTGGTAGATTTTGCTTTGTTATCAAAGTGGTGCATTTTGAATAAATCAATTTGCGGTGTAAAACGGTCTGAGGCCCAAATGATATGACCAAATCTGTCCTGTCCTTCAATAATCTCCTGAGCTTTCGCGTAAAGTTGCTGATAGGTTGCGGACGGGTTATTCCAAAGAAAATGAATAACTGGATAGTCGAAGTTGATATTATTGTAGCCTATCATTGGCGTTTGAGATGCCGCCAACTCGCGGAAAAATGCTAAAAGCTGTTGGCGGTCGTCGCGGTATTGAGAGATTTCCCAAACCGCACTGACTGGTTGATTTAGCATCTCCATTGTAAGCGTGAAACAATTTGGGAAAGTCTCAATATCGTACACTATGGTGTTGGTAAGGTTAAGCATGGATTTTACTTACTCCTTGTTCGTATGATGATAAGCACCTTCGGCAGTTTTCGCCCAGACACGAGCTTTATTTTTATTCATCTTTTCAACAACTGCGTTATAAAGTGTGGGAACTGGTGTAAACCAAAAATCTTTTATAAAATTTCCGATATAAGAATCCCAACGTTTCAAACCGCATAAAACAATATAAACATCAGCAGCTTCTTTAATCCCTTCTTCGCTGTTTGCGCTGTTTGCTAACTCGTTCATTTCCTCTTCGAGTTTGATTAACTGTCCTTCCATTGTGGCATTAGGAAATGTTTTTGTGTGCCATTCAATTATTTCTTTTTCTAATTTTTCCCAGTCATATATTTGCATATTTTTACTCCTTGTTGGCGATAAGTTCGTCTATAATATAAAAATTCTCAACTTTTTCAGCTGGTAAAAACAAAACAATGTTTTCTTCATCAGGATTAACTGAAGGTATTTCAAAATGGTCTTCTATTTTATAACCAACATAAAATTGATTGTCTTTTGTTTTTATCAATAATCTTTCAAGCGTTAATGACATAATTTTACTCCTTAAACACAAAATCTTTATAAGACATATCAAGAAATTGTCTACCTTTGCTTGTCAAAATACTCGTTTTAATTTGACAATAAACATCAACTTCTGGATATGATAAAAGAATTATTTGTCCCGCTTTTACTTTTTTATATCCGCTTGGTAAATTTAGCTCAAAACCATATTCCTCAACTTCACCGCGCTTTTTAATCTCTTTTAGCTCTTTATATGCTTCTTTACCAAAATTAGGATTTAATAAATCTGTTTCGGTAGAATCTAAAATTAAAACAGGTTTTCTCATAAATTTACTCCTCAAAACGTTAACAAATTGGCAGGGTTGATAAGGATTTGCACCTTATAAGTGAGTAAATGACTACTACTTTATTATATACTCTTTTTGTGTTAGTCTAAACCGCGGTTTCCTAACTTGTCATTTCAAGCGTCTACCTATTCCGCCACAACCCTATAAATCGGCAGACTTTGACCGGTCTGCCAGCGGTTGTCAACATTAGGATTAATGAGGAATCCTATCTTGTATTAAACTGTTAAACGGTTGACCTTGTTGAGGTGCACTCTGGGCGGGTTGAGCCATCGGAGCAGGTGCAGCTTGAGGCATACCCATCGGCATTGCAGCTGGTGCCGGTTGAACACCTTGAGCGTTGTTAACAAAGTCGTAAGCCGGTGCAGGCATCGGAGCCGGTTGAGCCATCGGAGCCGGAGCTGGTTGAACAGCTGGAGCAGCTGTCGGCATAGGCATCGGCGCACTCATCAGTGCAGGTTGAGCTCCTTGCATCGGCATTTGAGCTGTTGCAGGTGCAGAACTAATCGGAGTTAAGGACGCACCGGCAGGAAGTTGGTGAGTCGCGCCACCAAACATTGCCATCGGGTTAGCACCACCAGAACCTTTAATTTCAGTTCCGTAACCAACTAATTCGTAACCGTTCGGGTTCCAATAAAGTCCGCCGTCTTTTTCATTGTGTGCGGTAATTGTGAGGTTAGCAACGACATAATCACCACATTTGACTTCGTTTGCTTCAACTTTACGATAAGCACCGTTTTCAAATTTGAAAGTTCCCGGCAAAAATGCACTAGTGCTGATTTTAACAACATAACAACCCGGATAACCTTCGCGAGTGTTGTAAGGTACCTGTGAACCCTGTGGACAATTTGGGCTATCACCGTTGATAACTTTCCAAGCAAAACGGGACATTTCGCACTGATCAGGGTGGGTGTTTGCATACTGCGGATAAACTTTCGCAACTTCTTGCAAAATATAAGGCCAAACTTTATCGAGAAACTCTTGTTTGTTGTAAGCAATGGAAACACGATTTTCTTTTCTCGGTGTACCATCAGCATTAAGTTTTTTCTGTTTGGTATGATAATCAACAGCATCTTCCCAAGAGGTAGGATTACCACTAACTATACGACCGACAGGCATATTAAAGTTTTCAATAGACATATTATTTCTCCAGTTTAAGGTTAAATATCCAAGGCTTTACGATAAGTTTCAAGCAAAATTTCTTTCTCGTCCCTATCGGCAGCGTTCATTTTGCGAAGTTTGATAATTTCACGCATGATTTTAGTATCAAATCCAGCACTTTTAGCTTCTGCGTAAATATCATTAATATCCGATGAAATAGCAGATTTTTCTTCCTCGAGATGCTCGATTCGTTCGATTAAAGACAGCAATCTGGTGCTATCAATTCCGCCAACTTCTGACATATTATTTCTCCTTCTTTCCAAACATTTTTTCAGCCATTTTGTTTTCATCAACTGCAACAAGCTTAAAACCGTTATCAGATCTATGAGTCATTGATTTTATTAACTCTTCCGGCACACCGGCTTTTTTAGCCTGTGCAGGTGTCATTATTTTATCAACTCTCACATCAACACCGGACATCATTTTAACAACGTCCGAGGTTATTCCGTCGTTCCAAGTCGTCTGACCTAGAGCCTGTTGCATTGAATAACCTTTTAGCCTTCCACCAGCTTTAAGACGATGTAAAGCTAAATCTTCGTAAGCATCATAAGATTGTTTAATAATCTCTTGAGCACGTTTGAGATTAGCCAACATCCATGTCAATCGTTCGTTGCTGATTTCGCTGTCAAAAGCTATTTCAGCAACGTCGATAGCGTTCATAGCTGCTATTTGTGCGGCCGGACATTGCGATAAACATTGACATTTATAACACTGCGAACTGCTACAAACTGTTGAGGATGGATGAGATAATATCTCGGACAGCTCTTGATATAATGACATTAAGTCAGTATAATCAACCTTCCAATCTCTAACAGTTCCTTGTGGATGAAACGGTCGAGGTTGAAAGATTCTGAACACTATTGTACCAGGTTGAATATTATGTTTTCGACAATAAGCAATAGCATGACTTATTAGCGTCCAGTTATTTTCAGGTTCGACAATTCGCCAACCATATTTAAGGTCTGCGACCGTTAATATCCCGTATGCAAATTTAATACAGTCAGCACGTCCGCGAATTTCCCAACCGTCGCCGGAATGTGAAGTATCTACTTCAACCTCACAATTCCCAGAAGTTATAAACTCCAAATATTCTCGGCAGTATTCAACCATATCGGCGGTTATATACAATCCGTTCGGTGCTGTTTGTCCGATTAAATCCTCAGCGTTTGCACCGTGATAAACTTGTTCACAAAGCCAGTGGGCAGCGTTTCCTTCGTCGGTTTGCTCGGTTGAAGGGTTGAAGGGCTCAATGCCCCCCAACGACTTATAACCGTTGCAAGCCATAAAACGAGGTAATTCTGTGGCTGTTAAACTAAGCATGTTAGATGCCTTTTTTAGCTAATTCATTAATGACAAACAGCATCGCGTTCTCGTTATCGCGCATTTCGAACATACCTTGATAATTTGTGCCGAAAGTAGCGTTAACAGTGTTGAGAACTCCTTGCATATAATTAGCTTCAATCAGCTTGTTTGCAAGAGCATACTGCAACTTGCTTGAAAAAGTTTCAAACGTTGACTGTGCTGGAGCGGCAGGAGCAACTGGAGCTTGAGCAGTTACAGGAGCAGGCGCAGCTACGGGAGCTTGGACCTGTTGAACAGGTACGAAAGCCTGAACCGGTGCTGGAGCGGCAGGAGCAACTGGTGCTGGAGCAACTACCGGAGCTTGGACGGGTTCTGGAATCGGAGCATCTTCAGTAATAGGTTCAGCAGCTTCCCATTTACCCAACAATTCAGCCTTAACAGAGTTGTAAACTTCATCACTTACACCACGACGACGTTGCCATACACCTTGAGCGGTCAATTTGTGGTTTGAACTGTGGATTCTTTCGTCCCATGGTAAACCTTCTTTATCAAAATCCATAGTATCGCCAGTCGGCTCGTTGATAACTTCTTCAGTGCTAACAACAACCGGAGCGTTGGACGGAGTAATAACTTCATCGTTAACATTGTTTAAAACTTTAGCAACGGCTAACAACTCAACCGCTGTAATATCTTCTAATGTAATTTTCATTGTAAAATCCTTTGTTATAATGTTGACAATTTACATTGATTGTTTTACATTGTTGTTAAATAAAATGCAAGAGGAAAATTTAAAAATGTCAAAATTTGTTATCAAAAGTGAGATTTTAGAACGATTTTCAAAGCTTTCAACAATTCGTTTAGAAGTTAAAAACGGCAGACAGTATATTATAGGTTATAATAAGTATATAGCCTGCGTGCAATATTTAGGAGAGTGCGCAGATTCGGACGAGGTTGTTTATATTGGATTTAACGAAACAGCGTTGGAAAATTTGCGATTCGAGCTGAGTATCGGTAGTGATTATATTATTGAAACGAATCCTGAATTAGCTTTAGCAACGGTGACAACTTCTTTAGGTAGCAAATACGACAACTTTGTTTACTGGATGGACGAGGATGAAACTGATAACTGGCCATCGTGGTTTACCGAATCGAACGAAACTGTCGGATTTATGTACTGGGATTTATATCAAGTACAGACATTGTTTGAGTGCAGCCCGTCCGGTGAGATAATATTCCCAGAACATATAAACGCTACTAAACCTGTTATTGTTGTCGACGCTAACAACACCGAATGGCTTGGCGTGTTTATACCTCGTTCGGACAGCGACAAACCTCTTAAACCAGCAACGTTACCGGAGTTCTTAAATGCCGATAACGCTTAGAGATTATCAACAGAACGTCGTCGACAGAGTTTATAACAGTTGGCAGAACGGGAATCGCAATGTTGCTTTGGTTATGGGTACCGGATTGGGCAAATGCCACGGATTCGATACACCCATACTAATGTTCAACGGTGAAATAAAAAAAGTACAAGATATACAAGCAGGTGAGTTTGTAATGGGTCCCGATTCACAACCTCGTTTCGTTGTTAGCACAACGCACGGTTTCGGGCAACTTTATAAAATAACACCTGTTAAAGGCGATTCGTTTGTTGTAAATTCAGAACACATTTTAAGTTTAAAAAGAACATCGAAAATTAAAAACGACCCTGAAAAAGGTAAAGTTGTAAATATATCTGTTAAAGATTATTTACAAAAAAATAAAACATTCAAACATATCCACAAACAGTGGAGAACAGGTGTAGATTTTAGCAATCGTAAAGTTGATTTTGACCCTTATATGTTGGGTTTATGGTTAGGTGATGGTAGTTCGGATAATACAGAAATAACAAATCCTGAACCTGAGATAATTTTATACTGTAAAGATTTTGCTGAAAAACATGATATGAAATTAAGATTTTATCAAAAACCAAACAATAAAGCTTGGAAAATATCTTTTAGTAAAAAAATACTAGGTGATAAAAAACCATGTTATTTCAGAAAATTTTTGAAAGATTACAACTTATTCAAAAACAAGCATATACCTTTAGAGTATAAAACAGCTTGCCGTGAGGATAGGTTAAAACTTTTGGCCGGTATTTTAGATACCGATGGTAGTTTATCTCAAAACAGTTTCGATTTGATATTTAAGTCTGAAAAGTTGTTAGATGACACAATATTTTTAGCTCGCTCTTTAGGTCTAGCTTGTTATAAAACACCTTGTTTAAAAACTTGTACAAATACAAATGTTACAGATGTTTATTATAGGTGCTGTATACAAGGTGAAACGTCTATAATACCTACAAAAGTTGAAAGAAAAAAAGCAAAAAAACGTCAACAAATTAAAGATGTTTTAGTAACAGGATTTACTGTCGAGGATATAGGTGAAGGAGATTATTATGGATTTGAAGTTTACGGTAACGATAGACTTTATCTTTTAGGAGATTTTACTGTAACTCATAATTCCGTGTGTATGTCATCTATTGCTCTCGATTTTAAGAACCAACACCGAAACGTTGCAGTAATTGCGCACAGAAACGAACTTGTTACCCAAATGTCGTGCCATTTAGCTCGTGCCGGTATCATCCATCGTGTGATTGCTTCTAACACTACCGTAGCACAAATAACACGTAAACATCGAGCACTTTTTGGTAAATCGTTTATATCGCCAACAGAACTCACAGCAGTTGTCGGCGTTGACACACTTATTAGCCGTTACGAATCGTTGAGAGCTTGGGCACAACAAATAAGCTTGTGGGAAATTGACGAATATCACCATTGTACCGTTAACAATAAATGGGGTAAAGCCGTTCAACTCTTTCAAAACGCTTACGGGCTTGGTGTTACAGCAACACCGAATCGAGCTGATGGTCAAGGGCTTGGTCGACACGCGGACGGATATACTGACGATATGGTTATTGGGCCATCGATGCGCTGGTCAATCGAACACGGGTTTTTAGCAGATTATGAAATTGTGTGCCCTAAATCTGATTTGAAAGTTGACGATTCGGAAGTATCTGCAAACGGTGACTGGTCAAATCAAACTCTTCGTAAAGCTGCTAAAAAATCTAAAATTGTCGGTGATGTTGTGCAAAACTATATCAAATATGCACCTGGTCGTCAGGCGATTGTATTTGCTACCGATGTTGAAACCGCCGATGAAATTTCAAAAGATTTTAATGAGCACAATATAAAAGCGGTATCATTAAACGGAAACTCGCAGGCTGCATATCGTGAACAGTCTTTGGATTTATTTGCAAAGTCCGAAATTCAAGTGCTTGTCAACGTCGATTTGTTTGATGAGGGTTTGGATATTAACGGTTGCGATGTAGTTATTATGGCCCGTCCTACAGCTTCACTTGGTAAATATCTTCAACAAATCGGTCGCGCTTTACGTCCGGCACCTGGTAAAACTGCTCTCATCATTGACCACGTTAGCAACGTTATCAGACATGGTTTACCGGATATGCCTCGTGAGTGGACGCTAGATAGACGGCAGAAAAAAGCTAAGCAGGTTAAAGACCCTGACGAGATTGAGCTTACAGTTTGCAAAAATTGTCTGAAACCTTATGAAAAGTTTAGAACTGTTTGCCCGTATTGTGGTGCTGAGCCAGCTTTACCGGAGCCACGTTCTCGCAGTATTGAAATGGTTGAAGGCGATTTGGTGTTGCTTGACCGTGCAGCTTTAGAACGTATGCGTCGCGGGACGGTGTTGGAAGCTCCGGGAAGTGTTGCCGAGAGAGTTGCCAGAGTTGCCGGCCCGATAGCTGCAAAAGGTGTTGCAAATCGGCAAATAGAGAAAATAGCTGCCCAAGGAGAGTTGAAAGATGCTATTGCTCAGTGGGCCGCAATCGAACGCTCTAAGGGGTTCAACGACAGAGAGATTTATAAGCGTTTTTATCTGTCAACAGGTATGGACGTGTTGACAGCGTTGGACGGATCGAGAAGCCGTCAAGATTATTTAACAACAGCAGAAAGAGTTAGGGGGTGGTATAAAAATGCGTGAGTCAGCAGTAACATCACACATCCGTTTAGCGGCCGCACAACTCAATACACCTCTCTGGCGTAATAACTGCGGTGGGTTTTACGACAACACCGGAAGATTTATTAGATATGGACTGGGTTCTGAAGCTCAGCTGGCATCCAGCGACTTTATCGGTATCCGTCCGGTGCTCATAACGCCTGATATGGTTGGTCAAGTGTTGGGAGTGTTTACAGCCGTTGAAATGAAAAAAGAGGGTTTTAAATTTAACAAAAATGATAAACACCTCTTGAATCAAAAATTTTTTATTGATATTGTTAAACAATATGGAGGGTTTGCGGGGTTTGCAAGCTCAGTTGAAGATTTTTACAGGATTATAAGATATGCAGAGAACAACAAACGTTAAAGGCGAACAGACAAAAGAGGAAATTCTAAAAGCTGGTTTAGAGCTTTGGCCTGATGTTACACCGTCCACGATTGCAGCAAAATTAGGTATTACGCACGCTGCTGTTCTATATCATTTTCCGAACGTGAAAGAAGCAGTTGCACAGTATGCTGTTGAAAACGATTGTAGCCCTGTAATTGTTCAGATGCTGGCAACCAATCATAAACTGGTTAGAGATATGCCGGCTTCTGAGCGTTTACGGCATTTTAGTTCGTTATAAGGCTGGGAGTGGATGCAGTGAGAGGTCACCAGTGCTTATTCGCCTTAATATTCACAGCCATATAATTTCCGGTCGACCTGTAAAATCTCTAAACCATATAAACCAAGCGTAACAAACCGCGCTACTTTCATTTTTCGGAAAAAGACCATTTTTACTGGACGGGATTCGCTCACTAAAAACGCAAACGTAACGAGGCGGGTGTTTCTCGAAAAATTTACGACGTGTTGCCGATTCTAAAAATCTTATATTAAGAAAATGACAAGCTATCGGCGCAATTTGTATGGACTTCTCAACGAACTGTAATGCATATTTATAGGGTGGGTTAGTAATAACAGCATCAAACCCGAGATTGTCGTAAGCGGTTGGCTGCAAGAAGTCAACGCCACCAACACCATAACCCCTGTCTATAAGGTCGGTGGAGATGACAGTGTGGCCATAAATTTGCAACGGTTCGGAGAGGTGGCCAAGCCCGCAGGCGGGTTCGTAGATAAATTTACCACCGTTCTCCCAACCGAGAACTTTAAGAAGTGGTGGAATTGCGGACGGGTGGGTAGCGTAAAAATCATTTTCTTCGCGTTCTTCACCCTCTTTGCGATGTAAACCGCGCATGTTACCTGTCATTTCCCTACCTCGATTAATGACTCAGTCCAGTCTTTAATGTAGGGCATATCAAAGTTTGCTAAAGAGCATTTTTGACAAGCCATATCAGTAACCCAAACCCCTCTTTCTAAATCAGGATACGGTTGTCTTATATACCAACGCCAAACGATCCAAGGACCTCTATCCATAGCAATCCAACCGTGTTGCATATGCGGAGCTATGTTTTTCTTAAACTCATCTATTGTCATCTCTTAAACTTCCTTTCGTAAATTATTTTGCAAATCCAAAATATAGGCAAACCCCAAGATAAAAAACCACAAAGTAAAGAAAAAATAAAAACTGCAGAAAATGGAATATCCTCTTGCTGTTTGTGGCTCTCGACAACAATCGCGGATAAAATCATTAAAAATGCCACACTATAACCTATAAAGTAAATTAAATCATAAATTGTCATCATGCACCTCGTTGGTTTCTTGTTTTTCCTCCTTCTTTGGTTTTGGATAACATATAAAATGAACAGAACCTTTTTTACTATCAAGTTTTATAGGTTTCGGTTGCATTTTACGCATTTTGAGATAATTGTTCCATGTTACCTGTCATCAGTTGATAATCCTTTGAACGTTTGCGTCCGAACGCATTGTAAAACTATAAACGTTTTTATCTTTAATAAAGTGAAAAGTTACTTTGTCATCAACCTGTTCGATTTCATATAAATAAGGGCGATCTAACAACGCTAATAACTGTTCGTAAATCTCTTTTTTTATCCACATGATATAAATCCTCTCAACGTTTGGTGGGTGCAATCAGAATCGAACTGATACTCCGCAATTGGAACAAGATTTTAAGTCTTGCGTGTCTACCACTTCCACCATGCACCCTCGATATACCAACAACCTACAACCCCTTATAACACTTGTCAACACATTTTTACACACATTAACACAAAAATATACTTGACAGGTGATATAAGCGGTTGTAGGGTGTTGTTATCTTATTATTTACGAGGTGAGATATGGATAAAAAAACTTTAAATCTTACAGAGTTAGCCAAATATATTGGTGTTGGTAGAAAAACTCTCTATACCATGATACAGGACGGTCGATTCCCCGTTCAACCGATTAAAGGTTTGGAACCGAAACGTTGGAGTGTTGAAAAAGTTAACGAATGGATAGAGAGTAAAGATGACAGACTTTAACCTTACAACAGCCTATATCACGTCCCTAACCGGCAACCCTAACACCGAGTGCGATTGGCGTATTATTAACGACCGCAACGCCGGTGAGATGGGTATTAACCTTCGCGGGTCGCTCACAGCCGTTGCGAGCCAGTTGGAAGCATACAATCAACAAGGTTACGGTATTTTTATGACTGTCAACGCTATGAACCCGACAGGCCCTCGCACACTTGAAAACGTTGCTTACACCCGCGCACACGTTGTCGACCTTGATGATATTATAAGCGCTCAGGACAGCTATAATAGAGCCGTGCGGTCTAATATGCCTCCACATTTTGCCGTCCAATCATCTCAAGGTAAATTTCACCTTTATTGGCTTGTAGAACCTTATAAAGACAATGATTTTTACAGCTTACAACAACGCAAACTCGTACAACTTTATAATTCAGACCCAAACGTTGTCGACGCTACTCGAATCCTGCGCGTTCCTGGTTTTTATCATAATAAGCGTGAACCGCAACTTGTAACCTGCTGGGGTATTCACAATGGTCCGAGATATACAGCGCAACAAATTGCCGATAACCTGGCCACAATCAATATCGTGTCTGTGGGCGGTAAACGCTCGGAGCTTGGTGACCCTAAATTAGCCGCTCCAAACTTAAATTTGCTTATATATGCGTTAAACACCATTGACCCGAACACACTTACACGTGACGAATGGATGGCAACGTCAGCAGCTTTCAAACAAGCCGGATGGTCGTTAACGGACGAAAACACCTTGCATAATTTATGGCTACAATGGTGCGAAAAATATCACGGTGATAATAAGTCAGAAGACCTTAAAATGTGGACGTCGTTCAAAGACACTCAGGTCGGCTGGTCGCGTTTTTGTCGTTTGGTGCCGGAAGTGTTAGCAATGCAATATTTCGGTCAGCCGTCGACAACACCGCAAGGAACGCTAGCACCGGTAACAACGCCAGAACCGTGCGAGATGAATAACTTACCGGAGATTTTGGATGCTACCGCAAAACAGATATGGTTTAAAAACTGTTTCTTTGTTGAAAGCGAAGGTAAAATTTTCTCACCGACCGGACGCTTTATGAACCAAGTGCAATTTAACGGTCGGTATGGCGGGAAAGAGTTTACAATTAAAAGCAACGGCGGAAAGCTTACCGACGAACCATGGAAAGCTGCTTTAAGGTCAATAGATTGGTCGATTCCAAAAGTGGATCATTGTCGATTCTTACCGCAAGAGCCAAGTTTCAGCGTGATAGTAGACGATATGGGACGTAAAGGTTTAAACACTTATATTCCGGCAAATATCAAAGCTGTTGAAGGTGATGTCAGCCGTTGGAAGGATTATTTGACAAGAATTTTCAACACCGCTGAGGATATTAAAATCTTTGAGGATTATGTTGCACATTGTATTAAATTCCCCGGTTGGAAAATACCATGGTCTGTGCTGTTACAGTCCGCAAAAGGTATCGGTAAACAGATGATAAGCGACATTATCAAACACTCTGTCGGTGAGCCTTATACGTATCAACCGGACGCTGAAGAACTTGTTAGCGGTGTCAGCCAGTTTAACGGCTGGATGCGTAACAAATTGATGATTTTGGTTGATGAGGTGCGAGTTGGCGACCGTAATGACCTTATGAACGGGCTGAAAACAATCATAACCGACCGCCGAATTGCAATCGAATCGAAAGGTATCGATCAGGAAATGGAGGATAACGTTGCTAACTGGATATTCTTTAGTAACTTCAAAGACGCTTTTCCGATTGATGAAAACGAACGTCGTTATTGTATTTTTTACAGTAAATTGCAGTCCGCACTTCAAATTGAAGAAGCCGGTTTGAACAAAGACTTTTTTGACGGTATGTATCATTGGCTTGAGTGTGAACAAGGTTTTGAAAAACTCGCTTGGTATTATTTGCACTATCCGATTGAACGCGGTTCTTTACCGCATAGAGCACCGCACACATCATCTTACGAGGAAGTGTTAAAAATTGGACGCAGCCCGTTGCGCGTTATACTGGACGATAAAATTAATGCCGGAGAGCGTGGTTTCCGCGGTGGATATGTTAGCTATGTTATGTTCCAAAAAGCCGTTGCCGAGAGTTCTATGCGCACCAAACCGCTTGAACATACTCTTAAAGCTATTATCGAAGGTAAAGGCTATTATGAGCTTGGATATACGAAAGCACCGGTACCTGGTGAGGACTTAAAACAACCGAGCTTGATATTTGGCCTGAAGGGTTTAAGCGTTGATGGATATGAAGGAGCACAGGATTGATAAAAACCCCTCTTAACACCAGTGACATTAAGAGGGGTACAAACGTTCGAGGATTCGAATTAAAGAACGTTATGTGATTATACTAGCATATTACTAGTATGTTGTCAAGTTATTTTAAAGCAGCCTCAATCTTGGTTTTTATGGAATAACTAACCAAATAATGAGTTTTTATTCCGAGCCAGCATTTAATTCTCTGCCACATCGTCGTCGCTCATCACCTCGCATATTTGTTGTAAAACCGGTTTCCACTTTCTCCAAAATTCCAACGCCTTTTCCCCGTCCATTTTTTTAATTTCCGAATCCGTAAAATTCCACCACGCCGTTTTTGAATGGTGTTGACAACCAATTTTTATGTGTTTCGGGGTAATTGTTATATTATACAAATCTCTGTTTGACGTAATGTTTAATATATCCGCTCCTTTTTCTATTTTGTCGCCGTATACCCTAGCGTCGCCGTATACCCTAGCGTCGCCGTATACCCTAGCGTCGCCGTATACCCTA